AGTGCAAGCGCTCATTCTCTTTTGCAAAGGTTTTCCGTTCCTTTTTTCCTAACGAAAACTACACCTCTGACAGAAAGTTTGAAATATTTGTCCACTTAACTTTGTTATAGACCAAAATACCAGCGTTGACAAAGTTACTTACCAGGTAGTCAACAAGGAGAGAAAGCGTGCGCACAAATAACGGTTCCCAGACCAAGCAGGGACGTCCCACCAAGTACCAGGACAACTTCCCCGAGATAGCAGAGAAGTACATTGCGTCCTGCGGTGCTACTATGGAAGAGCTTGCGAAGTTCCTTGACGTCAATCCCGATACGTTGTATGCGTGGAAGGATGAGCACCCGGCTTTTTCCGAGTCAATTCAAAAAGGGCGTGACGCATATGATTGTGTGCACATCGAACGTTCGCTGAAAGAGCGGGCAATGGGTTTCGAGTACGACGAGGTCAAGGAAGAGAGCGTCGTGCTCAAGGGCGTCGATTACATTGAAGTGTCGGAGAGCGAAGAGGTCGGAACCAACAAAGCAGGAGAACCTGTCTACAAGCAGGTCAAGAAATTGCGCAAGGGAATCAAGCGCAGCGTCACGCACAAGAAGGTAGCACCGTCCGACATCGCGCTCATGTTCTGGTTGCAGAACAGAGACCCCGAGCGTTGGAAGAACGTCCAGAAGCAGTACGTGTCCGGCAACATCAAGCACGAACACGAACACAAGACCGTCGAAGAAGAAGTATTAGAAAACATGCCGAGGGAAGAGCTTGAGCAAATCCGCGACAGCCTTGCGAAAGCAAGTGAAGGGATTGAGCTGCCCGAACCTGGAAGAAGTTGACCGCGAGCTGGCTTACAGGTCACTAAGTCATTTCACCAGGTTGCATTGGAGCGCAGTCGATCCTTCACCGTTCGTCTCCAACTGGCACATCGATGCAATCTGCGAACACCTCGAAGCAATGAGCGAGGGAGATATTCGCAACCTGATCATAAACATCCCGCCCAGGCATACCAAGTCCCTGCTCGTCGCTGTCATGTGGCCGGCATGGGACTGGTTGGAGAACCCAGGTCGTCGATTCCTCTTTACGTCGTATGCAGCAAGCCTGTCCCTCCGCGACTCCCGCAAGTGCCGCCTGGTCATGCAGTCCAAGATGTACCAATACATGCTCGCACGCTTCAACCCCGAGTTCCAGCTTGTAGGAGACCAGAACACCAAGAGTCGTTTCGAGAATACGAATAACGGTTCACGTCTATCGTCCAGCGTCGACGGGACCAACACAGGAGAAGGTGGTGACTTCCTGGCTGCTGACGACCCGAACAATATCCGCAAGGTAGAAAGCGACGTTGACCGCGCTGCAGTCAACACATGGTGGGACGAGGTTATGTCCACCAGGTTGAACGATCCAAAGCGCGGTGGCCGCTTGATAATCCAACAGCGGTCCCATACGAACGACCTGACGGGGCATTGCTTGGAGAAGGACCCCGACGATTGGGAAGTGCTCATCCTCCCCGCACGCTACGAACTCGAGAATCGCTGTCGTACGTCACTGAACTTCGTCGACCCTCGCACAAAAGAGGACGAGCTCCTGAACCCCGAGCGGTTTGGAGAAGAGGAGCTGGCCAAGCTGGAGAAGTCGATGACGTCGTACGCCGCTGCAGGGCAGCTACAGCAGCGGCCAGTCCCACGCAAGGGCGGACTCATACCGACCGAGTGTTTGCGGTTCATGCGCCGTGCAGACGATACAGACCCGGCTCACGCAATGTTCCCGGTCTTCCCCCGACATCGTATTGATAAGACAGTCCGGTACTGGGACAAAGCAGGGACCGAGGGCGGGGGCATGTATACCGCGGGCGTCCTGATGCACAAGATGGGTAATGGAACGTACGTCGTCAGCAACGTCGAACGCGGACAGTGGAGCGCGGGGAAGCGCGAAGAGATTATCAAGAACACGGCGAAGATCGATGCAGACGCTCACAAGGAAGCAGGGGGCGTGCACTTGTCCGGCGTCAAGATCTGGGTTGAGAAGGAAGGTGGAAGTGGCGGCAAGGAAAGCGCGGAGAACACCATTGTCAACCTGGCCGGCTACGACGTCCACGCAGATCCCGTCAGTGGTGCAGGGGACAAGCCGACCCGGGCGCTGCCTTTTGCTGCAGCGGTCGAGGGAGGGATCGTGTTCGTAGTCGTGGGAGAGCCGTGGTTGGACGACTACATCAAAGAGTTGCATCTTTTCGATAAGTACAAATACAAGGACCAAGTCGACGCGTCCTCTGGTGCGTTCAATAAACTGACCCTGGATATCGAAACGTCTCATGTCGGCACGTGGGGCTCGAACCGGCGCAAGGGAAAGAAGAAATGAGAACCAACGTCAAGAAAACAAAGCAGCCTCTGAAGCTGAACAAAGGACAGGCAGAACGCCTGCACGCTCTGACCGATATTCTTCTGACCCGCAGTCAATACGCTTCCCAGCTTGGTAAGACCTACCAGGGAGATCGCGACATCTATACCGCGGCAGGGTACAAGAACGAGCTGAGCTTCAGCAACTACAAGAACCGGTTTGATCGTCAGGACATTGCGTTCCGCGTCGTGACTGCGTTCCCTGCAGCGACATGGGTCAACCCTCCGGACATTTTCGAGACCGAGGACGAGGACGAGACTGACTTCGAGAAGGAATGGGAGAAGGTACTGGACAGCGTCAACGTCTTCTCTTACCTATGCAGGGTGGACAAGCTCGCAGGTATTGGCCAGTTTGCAGTTCTGGTAATTGGGTTCGACGACCAGGGTGAACTCAGTCAGCCCGTCAAGAAAGCAACGCAGATCCTTTTCCTGCAGCCCTACGTGCAGGACAAAATCAAGATCACAGAGTACGAGACGGACGTTAAGAGTCCGCGGTATGGCCTTCCCAAGATGTACAGCATTGATATGAGCATCGGGAAGGAAGCCAAGTCGACCGAGGATGGTTCCCGCAACGAAGCCGTGAACACAGCTGTCCATTACACCCGGGTGCTGCATGTCGCGGACAATGCACTCGAGAGCGACGTATTCGGGACGCCCAGGCAGCAGGTCGTCTACAATCGCTTGGAAGACTTGGACAAGATCAGCGCGGGTTCCGCCGAGATGTTCTGGCGTGGTGGCTTCCAGGGGATAGCGTTCGAGATGGACAAAGACGCGACCCTTACCCCGCAAGCGCAGGACGACCTTGAAGACGAGATCGAGAACTACATCCACAAGCTGACGCGGTACATACGTCTGCAGGGGATAGAGGCCAAGCCGCTGGCCGTCAACATCGCAGACCCGAGTTCACACTTTGACATGGCGCTGCAGCTCATATCTGGTGCTACGGGAATCCCTCGCCGCATCCTTACAGGAAGCGAACGGGGAGAGCTGGCGTCGTCGCAGGACAAGAAGAACTGGGACGAGCGCGTGGACGAGCGCAGGAAGTCTTTCGCACAGCCCGTCATACTCGAGCCGTTCATCGACCGACTGATCGAAGTCGGTATTCTCCCTGAACCCAAGGAGGGGTACGACATCAAGTGGCCAGATATTGAGGCCCTGTCCGAGAAGGACCAAGCGGACGTCGCCAAGGTCAAGACCGAAGCGATATGCTCGTACGTCCGATGGGGTGCGGAGATGATGATCACTCCATTCCAGTACTTCACCAAGATCTTGAACATGTCCGACGAAGAAGCGACGGCGATCATCGACGAAGTAGAGGAGTACCTCAAAGAGGTTGCTGCAGAGGAAGAGGAAGACGCAAAGATCGCTGCAGAGGAAGAAGCACGTATAGCCGAGGAGCAGGAGAAGGAAGTAGCATCTAAGGTCGAGGAGGTGGAGCAATGAGATCGCACCGCGGACGACCAACCATAAACAAGCATATTCAGGAGCGCCGAGTAATGATTGAGTCGGTGTGCTGGTTGCTGTCTTTAACAATTGTCGCAGGCGTCTTCGTTTTTGCGGCCATTAGTTCTCGAGCAGGTGGTGGTGTCCTCGCTTCTCCGCAGTTGTCAATTACCAATTGCCTTGCTGATTCGTTCGAGGCCAAGCTGTCCACAAGGAAGTACCCTACAGAGCAGCAGATTCTACTGACGAATTGCGTAGCCTGGTCCGGGTATGGTACAACCACGAACGACAGCAGGCAGAACCTTTCCAATTTGAC